GTTTTCTGAATTGTTGCTCTAAGAGAATCCTAAGTAGGTTCTCTTTTAGTAATATTAGTGCTTCTTGCTCGTAAGAATCTCCACCAGGCCATTTTTCTAAATGAACACAGACGGATTTGTACATTAGTACGAGTCCGTCTTTTGATATGTCTATGTTTATATAATCCTCGGAATTAGTATCCACCGTAAGGAGAAGGTGAAGGACTAGGAGATGGAGATGGAGATGGACTTGGTGAAGGTGATGGACTTGGCGAAGGACTGGGACTTGGAGAAGGAGAAGGACTTGGAGAAGGACTCGGAGAGGGACTAGGACTCGGAGAAGAGGCGCTAGTTGCAGCAGTTGTGCTTGTAGTAGAACTAACGGCACTGCCGCCGCTTCCTGACACCCCTGCATTGCTTGAAGTGCCAGAACTGGTAGGACCATAATCAAACGATTCTGACGATACTCCATTAGCAGTAATTGCTGTTACTGAAACACTACCCTGAGCACTTGCAATATTATCCAAGAACTTAGCAGCAATATTAAGAGGAGTCTTTTTATTACCTCTTTTGTCAATTTCTACATGAGGTAAGTATCGAACCAAAGTCTCAAACTCTTCAATAATCTTGTCCAACATTGTAGAAGTTGGGATCAAAATTTGACGTTTCTTTTCATTTTCAAATTGCTCATGCTCATAATTTGTAATAGGAACTCTTGAGTCCTCAGGACTAAGAACACTATCATCAGGCATTGTTGTTCTATAGTCTATATTAACTTCAATGCCTTCTGGTACATAGACAAGTCCATTATAAAAAACTTCTTGAGTTTCGTAATGGTGAATGGCGTCTGTATCACCATATTTCTCTAGTATAAATTCAAAGAGATCTGCTTCTCTTCTGGGCCAATCATCATATGGATCAATAACATTATTGATTAACAGAACAATCCAATCTAAGAATGGATCGCCAAAAAACTTACTAGCAATAAACTCTGGAGACTCACCATCTTTGACCGAGTATGCTTCAAATAATGTACTATATTGTGCTAAGTCTTCTCTAGACTTGACACGTCTAAAGATGTTTTTTACCAAACGATACTCGAATGGTTCATCGGTGGATACACCTTCACCAACGTAAACATTTGGAAAATAAGAAAAATATCCTGCCATCAGAAACCTCTGTTAATATCTCCTTGAGTGATCATTCGAGTCTCGGTAAATGACAGAGACATCTGTAAAGCAGGAACTTGAACCATATTCCCTTCAATATTTTTAAATGACGAATATTGACCATCTGGTGTATAGTTCACTTGAACACCAGTACAAACTGAAGTGTGAATTTTGAAGTGCATACTACCAAGTCCGTCAGCACCCTCAGAAAGAGTTCCTTCTGGAGACATTCGGACAAACTTAAGTTCAAATTTATCAGGAACTTCCATAAATCTATTTCTAGATGCTACACCAGAACCGCCACCAAGAGTAACTCCTTCACCCAATGCATCACCACTGGCATTGCCGCCCAAGATTGGGACAGCACCCATTTTAATGTAATTGATAATATTGTTAATTTCTCTCGCTTCTTCCATACTGCGAGACATTAGTTTGAATGAGAACTGGTGGGTTCTAAATGCCATGTTACTAAAGATCTGCTCACTAAATGGATTGAAGACCTTTCCTTTTGCCAGTGCTAGAAGTGAATTAGCATCGAGATTACCTTGAAGACCTAAAGCACTATTAGCAGCATTTGCAGCAGATGCAATTGCCGATACAGCAACTTCTGGTAGTGCTGCTTGCGCGGCAGATTGAAGTTGAGTTGCCATGGCATTCAAATCATTTCCACCACCACCTACTTGCTGTGCTGCAAAAATGCCTGCTACACCAACATCAACTTGTCTATATGCAGGACTATATGAAGTCTGCAGTTGATTTGGCATTGCAAGATAAACAGCATCTGAATTCAGATTTCGTTCAACATTATTGTCTGGTAGGTTTTCTCCATAATATTTGGATTCATTATCATTATAAACAATCCTACTTCTACGTAGCATTAAATAATCCGTTGCTTCCGTTGGAGCATTGGCGTCATAGTCCCCCTGACTAGTTGGAACAGGAGGTCTTAGTGGGTAACGATAAACAGACAATTTACTACCTAAATACTATGTGACCTTTATGTATTTATGAGATATCAAGGCAAGTACCGAGTATCATTTCCTAGGAAGTACAAAGGTGACCCAAGAAACGTTGTTTATAGGTCATCTTGGGAATATAAATTCATGAAATGGTGTGATATTACTAGTTCTGTTGAAGAATGGGGTAGTGAGGAAATTATTGTTCCTTACATATCTCCAGTTGATGGAAGAAGACATCGTTACTTTCCTGACTTCTATGTCAAAATTGGCAGAAAGAAGTATTTGGTAGAGGTAAAACCATATAAACAAACTAAGGAACCCAAGACTCAAAAAAGAAATACAAAACGATATATTAATGAAGTTGTGACATATGCTGTGAACCAAGCAAAGTGGAAAGCAGCAACTGAATTTTGTATGGATCAAGGTTGGGAGTTTATGCTAATCACAGAAAAGGAACTTAAGATCTAATGGGTATTCCACATCCACAGGCAGCCGCTTATAACTCACTTCAAAGATTCATTTCTGTTTTCAAGAATGATAATACGTTTGTTGCGACTACAAACTTATATTCGATCCACTTTGCTCCCCCAAGAATTCTATTGCCATCTACTCAGTTTGGTGGTGGCACACAAGGTAATACGTTCAACCCAAACTCAGGGGAACTTAGAGACCTTTTAGATTATTATGCAAAGAGTGTCAATCTTCCCAGTAAACAGATAACAACGGGACAAGTGACAGATGTTGGTTCTCCTATGAAGTATGCAACAAATGCTGCTTTTAGTCAAATCAATATGACTTTCCAAGTTCCTAGATCTCAATATACTAGGAATTTCTTTGAACGCTGGATGTCAAAGATGACAAACGATGCTAATCAATATACTGACTATTATAATGACTACTGCTGTCCCAAGTTGATGATTTATAAATGGGAACGTGGTGGTGGAGACCGAGCAGCATTAGATCCAGACACCGCAAGAGCACGAAGGGACGGACAGAATTCTATATTTGCCAGAAAAAATAAATTGACTGCAGCATGGGAACTTAGAAATGTATTCCCGTATAACATAGGATCAATTCAACTCAGCAGTGATGAAGCAAGGGTGATGGAGTTAACTGTTGGATTCTATTACGAGAGATATAGATTCTTCACCGAAGATGCTTATGATGATCCTGGTGTCAATCAAGACATCACAGTATCCTCTGCTGGTCTCGATAATAATACTGATCCAGGAACGGATCGAAATATAACTGTCTAATACTGACCTAAATAAAATTACTGAATTGAATATTTTATGGCATTACCTAAATTAAACGCCCCCAAATATAAATTGAAGTTGCCTTCTGATGGCAGAACAGTCAATTTCAGACCATTTCTCGTTAAAGAAGAAAAACTTCTACTAATTGCTACTGAAACTGGGGAACAATCGGATATCATTGAAGCAATCAAAAATATTATTATTGCTTGTACTGATTTGAAAGATGTTGATAAATTAGCAACATTTGATATTGAATTTTTGTTTTTGCAGATTCGCACAAAGTCTGTAGGTGAGAATGTTGAAGTGGTAGTGACTTGTACTGATGATAATGAAACTGAGGTTCCTGTTGCTATTCCTCTTGACGAAATTAAAGTAATCAAGAATAAGGAACATAAGAAAGAACTGAAACTTTCTGAAGAGATTATGATCACGATGGGATATCCGAGTCTGGATATGTTTGTCAAAATGAATTTTGCTGAGGAAAATATTAATCAGGTAGATCAAATCTTTGAGATGGCAACTAGTTGTATCCAAACAATTGCAGATCCTAATCAGATCTATGATTGTGCAGATGTTCCTAAGGCAGAACTGAGTGACTTTTTTGATCAATTGAATAGCAAGCAGTTTCAAATGATTCAAGGTTTCTTTGAAACCATGCCTAAGTTATCTCATACAATTGAGGTAACAAATCCAAACACAAAGAAAAAGACTAAGGTTGTACTTGAGGGATTGGCGAGTTTTTTCGCATAGCACTCCTTCATAATAATCTTCGTGCTTACTACGAGGGCAACTTTGCCCTTATGCATCATCATAAATGGAATATTGAACATATTGACAATCTCATGCCTTGGGAGAAAGAAATTTACGTCAATATGCTAATCCATTTCTTGAAAGAAGAGGAAAAACGAATGAAGGAGCAGCAAGCAGCAGGTGGCTAAATTACAAACCTATAAGTTCGTAAATCCTGGAGTCGCGGGGTCAAAGTCTCCAGCAGTTGGTGCTGTCAGAAAACAAACATTAGCAATTAATCGCTTAGGGCAATCGGTTAGTAGTGTTCAGCAAACAATTGTTAATTTAGGTGCAATTGCTGCTGCTAGTCAAAAATTAGAAGACGCTGAAGCAATAAAAGCACGTAAACAAAAACGTAGAGAAGCAGATGCTGCTGCCGAGGAAGCAGCAGAAGCAGGTAAGTTAGAAAATAAACAGAAAAAGAAGCAAAAACCAGATTCAAAGTTAAAGAAGAAAGGTAAACTTGGATTTGGTAATCTATTATCAAGTTTTCTTGGTCCTATTGGCGGATTACTTCTAAAGATTGCTTCATTAGCACTTATTACTGAGACATTAAAATGGATTGGAGATCCTGAGAATAAACAAAAACTAGTTACATTCCTTGAGAAG